GACTTTGAAGCGCGTCCTGAGCGTTATGACACGCCACGTTGGATGGCGCGTGGCTGGGATTGGGTGGATCCGCTCAAGGAGGTGAAGGCATATCGCGAGATGGAGCAAGCGGGATATATGACTAAGGCACAAATTGTTGCAAAACTTGGCGGTGATTTTGACGATAATTTGGCCGAACTGGCGCGTGAACAAGCTGCTGCGGAGCGTTTAGGCGTCGAATTGGATCGAGACATTATCGAGCAGCCGATGTTGCCGGCTGATCAACCGCTACCGCAGGAGCAAGGGTGATGGGCGCAATGCCGACCGATGGAATGCGCGAGGAAGCTCGCAGGTATAGGGCGTGGAAGGAAGAGGGCCGCAATGGCGGCACTGATGTTGCCGCTCACAGGGCGAGTCAGATCCTCAGCGGCGAAGAGCTGAGCGATGAGACGATTCGCACGATGAGCGCATGGTTTGCGCGGCATGAAGTGGACAAACAAGCTGAGGGCTTCAGTCCTGGCGAAGAAGGCTATCCGTCTCCCGGAAGGGTTGCATGGGCAGCCTGGGGAGGTGACCCGGGTAAAACATGGAGTGATGCACTTGTGGCTCGCATGGAATCTGACCGCGAAATGATGGCCGAGAGGCCATATCCAAATGAGCATGCAGCAAGGCTGCGTGATCCCGGTCAATACGACCGATTCCGCCGAAGGAACGACGAAGGCGGCAAGGGTGTTGATTTCATTTTTGGGATCAAGGAAGGTGAAGAAGGCGCTGATCTGCAGGCGATCAGATTCCGATTGAGTGAATTCACTGCTGATGAAGCACGCGCCTGGTTGCGTGAGCGCGACTATGACCCAATTGAATTTGAGGAGGCAACAGGCGAGCGTTCTAAAGTGGAAAAAATTGAGAACGCAGCCGTGGCCGAAAAACGTGCAGCGCCTGATGCGCTGAAGGAGGGTGATTTTGTTTCGTGGAACAGCTCTGGCGGCCGCGCACGCGGTCGCATTGAGCATGTGATGCGGGAAGGTACTTTGGGTGTGCCTGGCACTGAATTCAGCATCAATGCAACCGAAGAGGATCCGGCTGCATTGATTCGCATTTATCGCGACGGCGAGGCAACTGAGACGATGGTTGGCCATCGTTTTAGCACGTTGACGAAGATCGATCCGATCCGCGCGACTGAGGGCGGCAAGTTCCAGCGGTCTGAAGTGACTTCATTCCGTGCGCTGGATAATGATCGGAGCTTTGAGTTTCCATTTAGCTCTGAGTATCCGGTAATGCGCTACTTCGGCAACGAAGTGCTGAGTCACGAAATGGATGCGGCCAATTTGAGCCGTTTGAATGACGGCGCTCCTTTGCTTTTTAACCACGATCCTGATCGTGTGGTTGGCGTTGTGGAGCGCGCTTGGGTTGATGGCAAGAAAAAGCGCGGTTATGTAAAGGTGCGCTTCTCGCGTAACAAGTTTGCGCAAGAAGTGCTCGATGATGTCCGCGATAATATTTTGCGCGGCATCAGCTTCGGCTATTCGATCGACAAGATGGAAGAGCGAGGTGATGACTTTGTTGCGACTCAATGGTCGCCGTACGAAGTCAGTGTGGTCTCTATACCTGCTGACCCTACGATTGGAATCGGCAGGTCTCTAACTGATGAGACCGTTGTTCAAGCGGCCCCAGCCGCATCACCAACACCTGAACCCGAAATGGAAAACACTCCAGATCTGGAGGTGATCCGGTCCGAGGCCGTCGAGGCCGAGCGTACCCGTATCGCCGCCATCAGCGCACTGGGCGAAAAGCACCAGATGCAAGACCTGGCTCGCGAGCTGATCGACGGTGGTCGCACTATCGATGAAGCTCGTGCTGCTGTCCTTGAAAAACTCGGCACTCAACCCGTGGAACAAGTCATTCGCTCCGCTGACATCACCTCTAACGATGTTGGCCTTTCCGATAAGGAGACCCGTTCGTTCAGTTTTGCTCGTGCGCTGAACTTCCTCGCCAATCCCAGCGATGCTTCTGCTCGTCGGGCTGCTGAGTTTGAGATTGAAGTCGGCAAGGCTGCCGCTCAAAAGTATGAGCGCTCCTCTAACGGCATTGTGATCCCGAACGAGGTGCTGCGTCGTGATCTGGTGGTGGGTACTCCTACCGCAGGCGGCAACTTGGTGGCTGATGAGCTCCTTGCTGGTAGCTTCATCGATCTGCTGCGCAACCGTCTGGCACTGGCCCAGGCTGGCGTGACCATGCTGACCGGCCTGCAAGGCAACATCAGCATCCCCCGTCAGACTTCTGCTGCTACTGCCTACTGGGTGGGCGAGAACGGTTCGCCGACCGAAAGCCAGCAGGCAATCGACCAGGTCAACATGACCCCCAAGACTGTGGGTGCTTTTGTTGACTACAGCCGTCGTCTGCTGCTGCAGTCTTCCATTGATGTGGAAGGCATGATCCGCAACGATCTTGCTCGCGTGATTGCTCTTGAGCTTGATCGCGCTGCTATCTACGGCACCGGCTCCAGCAACCAGCCTCTGGGCCTGGTGAACACCACCGGCATCGGCAGTCAGACCATTACCACCTACGGCACCTTTGCTCAGTACATCGGTATGGAAACCGATGTGGCTTCTGCGAACGCCGACGCTGGCAGCCTGCGTTACATCATCAACGCTGCTGCTCGTGGCGCGCTGAAGTCGACCGATAAGGGCACCGACACCGGCAACTACGTGTTTGAGAACAACGAGATCAACGGCTACCCCGTGATCGTGTCGAACCAGCTTCAGAACAACGATGCGCTGTTCGGCGACTTTTCCATGATGATCATGGGCATGTGGTCTGGCCTGGATCTGACCGTTGATCCTTATGCCGGTGCTACTGCCGGTACCGTTCGCGTGATTGCACTGCAGGACGTGGATGTGGCCGTTAAGCAGCCTGGCGCCTTCTGCCTCGGCACCTGATCATGAGGATCGAGATCCTGCGTCAAGTCATGATCTCGGGGGAGCCAGTTCAGGCTGGCTCCTTTGTCGAGGTCACTGAGGCTGACGGCAATCTGTTGGTTGGTAGCGGTAAGGCCGTTGTGGCACCTGCCGTTGAGAAGCCCGCACCTGTTGAGGTGGCGGAAGAGCCTGCTCCAGTGCCTGCTGTTAAGCCGGTGCGGAAGGCTAAGACTGTGACTTCTGAATTCCCCACTAAGGACTGATCATGGCCATCCTTTCCACTGGTCTGGAGAAGCTTCAGCATTTTGCTCTGGCTCCTACTGCTTCGCGTACTTCGAACCTCAATGGCACTGCCATTGACATGAACGACTACGAGGGTGATCTCGTGATCGTGCTTGACGTTGCCAACGGTGGCACTTCGACTCTTGATGTAAAAATCCAGTCGAGCGATACCGAAGGTGGCAGTTATGGCGATGTGACCACCGCTTTTTATCGCGATGGTTCTGAAGTGGCTTCTGCTGCTGTGGCCTTCACTCAGGTGAGCACTTCTGCTTCCAAGCAGTATCTGGTGTTCCCCAAGGGTGCCGCTAAGCGTTGGATCAAGGCTGTGTCGACTACTTCGACTTCGACTCACGTCTACTCCATCAATGGGGTTGGCGTGAAGAAGTACGGCTGATAGGCGTACTCCATTGGCCCTGGGTTGCTTCGGCGGCCTGGGGCTTTATGCTGTTTGTATGGCATTCACCGAAGACCTAGGCGTATTCTTGGCCGATTTCGGCGTTCCGATTTCGGCTGGATCTGCAAGTGGCTTAGGGATTTTGGATATGCCAAGCGAGATGATCGCTGATGGCGTGGTGATGACCACTGATTACAAGGTCACGTGCCTGGCGAGCTTGTTTGGTGATCTGCAGTATGGCGCTGGCGTCAATGTGGATGGATTTCCTTATACGGTGCGCAATGTTGAGCTGCTTGATGACGGTAAATTTTGCGATTTGATGCTGCAGCGCAGTGCCACGCCTGTGCTGACTGCGGTATCGCCTGCAGTGCTTGATGGCGACGGGGCTGATACAGAAAGCACGGTTATCCTTGATGGAGGCGGTCCTGCGACCGTTTATGTCAACGGTAATGTTCTTGACGGCGGAGTGCCATGAGCGACACAATCACCCGATTCAAGCTTCGTAACGGGACTGCTGCTGCGTGGACTGCGGCGAACCCGGTACTGCTGGCGGGTGAGGTTGGATTCGAGACCGATACGCGAAAGCTGAAGTTGGGCAATGGCTCAACAGCTTGGAATTCACTGTTGTACGTGCAGGGGTACGACAATCCGACATTTACAACGCTTGCAGTTACTGGTTTAGCGACTCTTCCGCATATTCATGGCGCACTTGCTGGCCCTGTTTATATTCATTGCCGCAATGGCACTGGCAGCACATTGGCCAAGGGTACGCCTGTTTACATCACCGGCAATGTTGGCAATACCGCAACGGTGATTGTTGCTGCCGCTGATGCTTCAGATTTGGCAAAAATGCCGGCCATCGGGATTCTTGATGCTGCTCTTGCGGCTAATGCTGATGGTCACGTGGTTATTTCTGGTGAAATTACGGACATGGATACAAATGGCTACGCAGTTAATTCAGCTTTATATGTAGCAAATGGCGGAGGCTTCACGACAACTGCTCCGACAAACAAGCAGCCGATTGGCCGAGTGACGAGAGGCAATAGCAACACCGGAGCTTTGGTTGTGATGGGTCCAGGCGTGGTGCTGTAGCCATGAACATGGACCGCGATACCTTTAAGAATTGGGTCAAGGTCATGCAAGCGCTGGAAGAAGCTGGAAAGACAGATAGCTATATTTATTATCGAGCGAAATCAATTGTGACCAAGCAGGTTGATCCTGGCGCGTTTGGTCCGCTTCCGAAACGAGGATTCAATGACCACTAAGCGCGAACAGATTCTGACGGCGATTGCGAGCGCATTGGCTAGCACTGCGGGCGTAAATGGTCGCGTGTATCGCAGCAGGGTCACTGCAATGCAGCGCGCTGAGTCGCCTGCAATTGTGATCGAGCCGATTAGTGATACGCCAACGCAAAACACCAGCTTGCCGACATTGGATTGGCGCATGCGTGTGCGTGTAACCGTGATCGTGCGCGGTGACACGCCAGATCAACTCGCCGATCCAATTATTGAGAGCATGCACGCCAAGATGGTCGCTGATCTGACGCTTGGCGGCTATGCGATTGACGTGCAGCCGGATGAAGTGACGTACAACATGCTGGACGCGGATCAGCCTGCAGGAGTAATCTTCAATGATTATATCGTTCAATATCGCACAACTGTGGCAAGTTTGGCGACGTAGAGTCTGATAAGCCGCGCGATTTACAGTGATTGATGAGTTTCAAGGGCAAGGTGGCTCGTACATCCTTGACCCCGAGACAGGCATCCGCACTCTCGTTAAGCGGACGCTGCCACCTGTTCCACAAGAGGTAATTTCCAATGCCCCTTCTAACTCGGAAACGCCTGATCCTTCTGGAGACGGAGGGAACGTACGGCACGGATCCGACTCCGACCGGCGCCGACGCCATTCTGGTTCGCGATCTGAACATCACTCCTCTGCAGAGTGATGTTGTTAGCCGTGAGCTGATTCGTCCTTACTTGGGCGCATCTCAGCAATTGCTGGCCAACACTCGTGTTGAATGCACGTTCAGCGTTGAGCTCGCTGGTTCTGGCACCGCTGGCACTGCTCCTCGCTATGGCAAAGCTTTGCTTGCCTGTGGCATGAGCGAGACCATCGTTGCCACTACCAGCGTGACCTACGCACCGGTGAGCGCAAGCTTTGGTAGCTGCACCATCTATTACAACATCGATGGCTTGCTGCACAAAGTAACTGGCGCACGGGGCACTTTCACTTTGAACCTGGCTGTTGGTGAAATTCCCACCATTGATTTCACTTTCACTGGTGTCTACAACGCCCCAACCGACACCGCCGCTCCTTCGGTCACTTACGCCGATCAAGCCAACCCAGTAGTTGCCAAGAACGGCAACACCACTGACTTCCAGTTGCTGTCTTACAGCGGCTGCCTGCAGTCGGTGACCTTCGATGTCGGCAACACTCTGGTGTATCGCGACCTGATCAACTGCACCAAGCAGGTGCTGCTGACTGATCGCGCCAGCACTGGTACCGTCGTCATTGAAGCGCCCACCATTGCTCAGAAGGACTATTTCACTGCCGCTCTGAGCGATGGAACGCTGGGTAACCTGCTGTTCCAGCACGGTCAAACCGCTGGTAACATCGTCGATTTTGCTTCCACCAAGGTCGACATTGGCGATGTCAGCTACAGCGATCAAGACGGCATCCACATGCTGACCATTCCTTACACCTGCGTGCCCTCGACCGCAGGCAACGATGAGTTCAGCCTCGTCTACACTTGATTCGTTGGACAGACGGATGATGGGGGGGCCGGTAATGCGGCCCTTTTTTATTGGGTGTATGCTGTTGCAGTATCGCGTGCATTACGCATGGCATTTGTCCGCAAAAAGGTAAAAGTTTTTTCTTGGCCTGTCTCCATCGAGGAGCCAAGTGATGGCGGCACCTTTGACGCTGCAACGTTTGACGCAAAATTCAAGCGTGTTGGACGCAAAGAGTTCCAGAAGCTTGGCGAGAAAGGCGAACTGGACCTTCTGAAGGTGATCATGGTTGGTTGGGAAGGAATTCTTGACGAAGACGGCAAAGAGATCCCGTTTTCGCTTGAGGCAATGCGCGAGTTCAGCGATGACCCGTACTGGATTCGCGGTGTGCTGAAGGCTTATATCGAGACTTTTGACGGCGGTCGCCAGGGAAACTGAAAGATGCTGCCGTCTATTGGGCGGGCGGTGGCAAGAGAGTAGAAGACAAAACGAAGGAGGACGCTGCTGTGTTTGGCATCGTCCTCCCCGAGCAACCTGTTGAGCAATCGAACGATTTCGAGGTTTGGGAGGAAAATTGGGATTCTGTGATGATGTTTCTGCGTATGCAGACGCAGTGGACCACGACGATGGCGGGATATATGGGCTTGCGATATGACGTGCTTCTTTGTCCTGGAGGATTGTTCGACCTCTACAATGTGGAGAATCGCCGCGACATGCTTGAAGACCTCCAGACCATGGAGGCTGCAGCATTAAGCGAATTGGCCAAGGACAAGGATGGCTAAACAGGTAAGCGAAATTCTCGTCAAGCTTGGCATCCAGGGCGCCGAGGGCCTGGACAAGCTGAAGAGTTCGTTTCGCGAGCTTGAGAGGTCCATTGGCCCATCTGACGCAACAATTCAGAAGGCGCGCAAAAGCATACTTGGCTTTGGCGAAGCAAGCGGAAAAAGTGAGCAAGTTATTCGTGGTCAGCTTGAGGCATTTCGTGGCCTGAAATCACAGGCGGAAATCAATGGTACAACTTTTATAAAACTTACCGAAGACATTAAAAGGCTTGAGATTGAATTAAGTGGCTCTACTGCTGCGATAAATCGTCAACGTGATGCCATCCTGAGATCAACTACTGCTTCGCAGGGTAATGCGGATGCATTGCGCAAACAAGCCGAAGCGCTTGGCAGGCTTCAGCAGCAAACGCGGCCTGGATCTGCTGCTTTTATTCAGCTTGGTAAAGATATTGAAAGAGTAGACGAAAAGCTAATCAAAGTTCGCAGTGAAGCGCAAGCATTTGCGCTTGCCTTGAATCAAATTCCAGCAGCAAGCGTAGAAAAACAAGTAAGGCAAATTGAAACTTTAAGGCGTACCATGAATACGCTTAAAATTACAAGCGATGAATACCTAGAAACACTACAAAGAATTAATCTTGTTAGTGCTGTTCAAACAACTACTACTGGCAGGCAGCAAGTAAGGGCTGCCAACCAGATGTTCGAGAGCGGTCTTTTTGAGCGATTTGTGCAAAGTCGTGCACAGGCGCTTCCGCTTCCTGAAACGACTGCTGGCCTGCAGCAAAGAATTTCGGAGGTCAATCAAGAGCTCGCAAACGTAACTGGATACGAGCGTAGGCGCGCGCTGACGATTGAGTTAATTGATCTTAATCGTCGACTTAAAAATACAGTTGTTGAAATTACGACTACGGAAGAGCTGGCCGCAATGGCTACAAGGCAGCGGGCCTCCGCTGCGCGTGAAGTCCTCGGTCGATCTGGTTTTGGCGCATTTTCCGCCGATGTTCGCGCTCGCGCCGCAGAGGGTGCTTATGATCCTGGCACTCAAAAAGCAATGCAGCGCGCCAGAAATCGAATTGTCGATCAAGAGGCGGTCAGTGAAATTGGTGTTTTGTTTAACCGTTGGCAGGATGCATATCTAGATATTGAAAAACTTTTTGAAGATCATCAAGTTAATAAAGCTGAAATCGCCGCAAAAGGGGCTGCGACTCAAAATGAAATTTTAGATAGACAGCATAATCAGTCTCTGCGAGCTCAGCAGCGAAGGTTTGAAGAAGAGCTTGCGTTGTTTGATCAAAACCTTAAACAGCGCGATCAATTGCTTCAAAAGCAAACTGCAATCAAAGGAATGCTTGGCCTTGAAGGGCGCGAGCTGTCTCCTTTGTACCAGGGGATTGTTGATATTGGAACTCGTCGTGCGGCTGGCGAGCAAGCGCGCATGGGTAAAACCCCTCAGCAAGCTCTTGCCGATATTGTTAGTGTATTTAATTCTGATCTTGATAGAGCTGGAGACGGATTCCTGGAATCCGAACGTCAGCTCCGTGAAGCAGCAATTGAATTCGCTGGAGGCTCGCGCAAAGTCCGGGAAAGATTTGAGCAAATTGCCTTAGGAAAAACACCGGCTGGAATGTTCCCTGCACCAGGAGAAGATCCTGCTATTTATAGGCAAAGGATCGAGGCTCCTGCCGCTAGCCTTCAAGAAATTATTGCTAATTTTGGACAAAAAACAGACAAAACTGGAGACGGTTTTCTCGAGGCTGAAAGAAAACTTAGGCAGGCAGCAATTGATTTTGCCGATGGATCGCAAGAGGTTAAGCGTGCTTTTGCTCGTATTCCTCTTGGTCAAACGCCGACTTCGATGTTGCCTGGTGGCACCGAAGCGCCTTCTGAATACATTTCGCGCATTAGGGGTGGATTTGGCACTGCTGATCTTCCTGATTTCGAATCATTCCGAAAAGGAACAACTCGTGAATTGCAGCTTGTTCGACAGTCGTTGCAGGAATTACGGCTTGACTTGAATCCATTAGCAGCAGGATTCGAGGCAACAGAAAAGCGCATTGTTCGTAGTATCAAAAATATTGACAAAGAGCTTGAGACTCGTCAGCTTGGCGGGCGCGGTCGCATGGGCGGAATGCAAGTCGCTCAAGCCGCTGGCGCAGCATTAAGTGGCGGCATCTTTGGCGGACCTGAAGGCTTCCTTGGTGGCGCGCTTGGTGGCGTGTTTGGCGGTGTGGGCGGAGCATTTGCTGGTGCCGCTGCAGGTGCGCAAGTTGGCATGTTTAGGCAGCAGCTTGGTGGATTTGCTGACTATGCAGCACAAATCCAGAAAATGCAGATTGCTTTGCGAGATGCTGCTGGTAGTCAAGATCAATTCAATCAAGCTGTTGAAGCAGCTAATTTCGCGGTGCGCAACCTGAACGTGCCGCAGGATGTTGCGATTCAAGGTATGACGAAATTGACCGCTGCGGTGAGAGGTGCAGGCGGTCAGGTCACTGACGCCGAATTGGTCTTCAAGAATGTCACCGCAGCAATCAAGGCAACCGGTGGTTCGGCGCAGGATGTTGACGGTGCCATCACTGCGATGGTTCAGGTGTTCTCGAAAGGCAAAGTCAGCGCGGAAGAACTAAGCGGTCAGCTTGGTGAGCGCTTGCCCGGCGCGGTGACCAAATTTGCCCAAGCGAATGAAATGACGCTGCCTGAGCTGCAAAAAGCTCTTGAGCAAGGTCAGGTCGGATTGAATGAGCTGATGAATTTCATCGTTCAACTTGGCGATGAATATTCTGGTACTGCTAATCAAATTGCGGATTCCAGTCAGGATGCAGGCGCACGTCTGACGGTGGCGTTCAATGACATGAAGATTGCAATTGGCGAAACGCTTCAGCCAGTTGGCGCACAATTCCAAGAAGCCTTCGCTGATTTTATCGTAAATATCACTCCTGGCCTTGTTGCGGCAGCTAAAGCAGTCGGAGATGGGATCAAATTTATTATTGACAATGCATCACAAATTGGTGCCGTTATTGAATTTGCGGCAAAACTTGCTGGTGTCACTCTTGCCCTGAAAGCATTGCAGGCGATGCAGGGGCCAATCGCAACTTTATTCCTGTCTCTGCAAAGCGGATTCGCAGCTAGTACCGCTCAGGCGGCTGCGGCTCAGACTCGGATTATTGCTTTTGGTACGGCAGTTAAAGCTGTTGCGGCATCGTTTGCGGCTCCAATTGTTGTCACTTTTGCAATCGTTGGTGCCGAGCTTGTTATTCAATGGCTGCAGCGAGTTAAAAAAGCGCGCGATGAACTGCGCAACATTCAAAGCCAGGCAACCGGGGAGCAGTTCCTCAAGGAAATAGGCGGAGATGCGCTTACTCAAAAACAGCTCGCAAAGGCCGCTTCTGATATCGGGAAAGAATATGCGCGCGCAAGCGACAATGTAATTCGTCTGCGTAAAGAGCTGGATCAACTTCAGTCTGCGGCAAAGATGTCTGGTGGGGCGACACTTGCCGCTGCACCTGGGATAGAACGTCTTAAAGCGCAACTTGCCAGAGAAGAAGCGGCCGTTCGACTTGTTGAAGGACGTTACAGGGCAGTGGTCGGTCGCCTACCTAACGCACCGACAGCGGCAGCAGGACCAGCCTTGACCCAATTCCCAGATATTGCTGGAGATGGCGCCAAGGGTAAAGCGGACAAAGAGGCAGAAAAAGCCGCTCGTGAAGCTCAACGCTTATACGAAGAAAATCTTCGCAATGCAATGCGTTTGCAAGACGTTGGCTTGCGGACGCTTCAGCTTGAAGAGTTGACCACGCTTGAAAGGCAGCGCCAGGAGTTAGTGAGCAGAGAAGCAGACAGAATTGAATTTGAAATTTTAGACCTAAAGCAAAAGCAGCTCGGGATTGATATCAAGCAAACACACTTAAATGAAACGAGAGAACGCTTGGAGGATTTGCGCGTTCAGGGACTGAAGCAAGGACTTGATGTTTCTAAGACTGCAGAAGAAATATCCAGAAATCAAATTGAATATAAAGAGCTTCAGCTTGAGGCGGAGAAGGCGATCACGGAAGAGCTCGGTCTTCAGCGTCAAATCTTAGAAGCAATGGGCTTGACGCCTCAAATGCGTCAAGCCGGTCGTCGCGCTGCTATTGGCGTTTTCGATTACGGCCAGGCTGGCGCTGCCAATTTTGCCGGCGGCGAGCAGATCTATCAACCGCAGGAATTCATGACACCGGAAGCTGAGCGCTTCCAGGAGATGCGGAAGCAATTGGAGGAAATGATTTCTCTTGAAAATCAAGTTCATGCTGGTGCAATGCAGATAGGAGAGGCGTTCTCCAACGCATTTATTGAAACAATTACAGGCTCTAAATCAGCGAAGCAAGCACTTGCTGACTTGATGGCATCAATTGGCAAGCATTTCTTGGATATGGCGCAGCAAATTATTACGCAGCAAATTGCGATGATTCTTTATGGCACTATTATGAAAGCGCTTGGAGTGGGGCTTAGTGGCGGAGGTGCCGCTCCTAATTACAGCGGTGTTTTCAGTAGTGGTCAGGCCGGCTTCAACCCATCGGTATTCACGGGTCCAAGCTTGCTCCCGGCCGCCAATGGAGCGGCGTTTGCTCGGAACGGCATTCAACCGTTCGCAATGGGCGGCATTGTCACCAAGCCGACCTTCTTCAAGTACGCAAATGGTGGCGCTTTCAGTAATGGCGTGATGGGCGAGGCTGGCCCTGAAGCGATCATGCCGCTTAAGCGTGGCGCCGACGGCAAGCTTGGCGTTACTGCTCGCCTGGATGGTGCAATGAAGCGCTATCGCTCCACTCCTGGCTCTGCCGCTGCTGCAGCAGAAGGTGACAGCGCATCGCTGGCAGCAGTGGGTGCGGCCACAATGGAACCGATCGACGTGCGTTACAGCGTCGAACGGATCAACAACGTGGACTACGTCACCGCCGACCAGTTCCAACGCGGCATGGCGCAAGCCGCTCAACAGGGCGCAATCCAAGGCGAACGCCGCGCCATGCGTAGCCTTAAAAACAGCGCCGCCACACGCAGAGGAGTCGGCATCTAATGGAATACGCCTACGGCCACCTGCTCGATATCGGCCCCAGCGGCCAAGCAGCCCAATACCGCTTCCAGAACTACGCGATCAACCAGAACGTAAACGGGTACTTGTTTCTGCCGTTCAGCTTCGGTGGAGCGGTAGCCACTCTCCAAGGCGACAACTTGGATGCCACGCTGCAGTTCGCCAACATCGAAATGACCCGCGCGTGGATCGTTGACGCACTCGATAACCTATGGGTTGCCAAGGTCACTACGGTGCTCTGGGAACCCTCCACTGGAGCAGTCCAGCGCACCCTTTACAACTATTGGGGTACCTGTTCCAGCGGCGGCTGGGACGAGGTCAACATCCAAGTCAGCCTAAACTCAGTGCTTGACGCGGTTCAAACCAACATTCCAGGGCGCCGCCTTCATCGCTGGCAGGTCGGCAGCATCCCGTTTACAGCTCAAATCAGTGTGTGAGCACCTGATCGGCCGACGCTATGAATATGGCGGTGACGACTGCATCCACCTCGTCATCGACGCGCTAAAAGCCTTAGGCAAAAACCCGCCAGACGTCGCTGACGATTGGTATCGGCTCAGCACACGCGGCATCTTGCGGGAACTGTCGGTTTACTGCGACACTCTGGATGCTCCCATCTACGATGGTGACATCATTCTGTTTGGCGCCAAGCCACCTGAATTCGGAGTCCAATGGCAGAGTGGCATCCTATTCATAAACCACTTGATTTCCGCAGTGGACTGGAAACCGGTGGCAAGCTTTACGATCCGCCGCTCCTACCGTATGAAATCGCGCTAATTGAGGCGCTTGGTTGCAGCGAAGAAGAGTACAAAACCTTTGCTCGTTATGCAGTTCAACGGACGTATGTACGTCCTGCTGAATACGAAAATATTCCAGAAATTTATGCGGCAATGGTTCCAGTTGTCGTTGCTGCGGCAGCCAGCGCAAAAACAGTTGCAACAACTATTGCTGTAAATGTTGCCATTGGTATTGCGCTTACAGCGATCAGTATTTTGCTGGCACCTAAGGCACCGGCACTTGAGTCACCCGCAAAAATCAAGGGTAAAAAACTTGCAGATCAAATTGGCCCTACTCGTTTTAATCAAACCACCAGCTTCGATAACATCAGCGCCCTTGCTGAATACGGCCAGCCAATTCCAATCCCGTTTGGCAAGCGAGGCACTGGCGCTGACGGCGCTCTAACCGGCGGTTTGATTCTTGCGCCTGCACTGGTGTGGAGCCGCATCTACAGCTACGGCAGCTACCAAGCATTTGAAGGCATCTACGTTGCCGGCGAGTACGGCAGTGAGGCCCCTGAGCTTGGCGGCATCCGCGTTGGCACCACAGCGCTGAACAGCCTCGGCAACCGCGACTTTGCCGTCTACTGGTCCTCGCAGCTCGGTGAGAATCGCCCTACGCCCAGCCGTCGCATTGCTGGCACAGATCAAGGTGGCGCTAGCGGTACTGTTGGCCGCCAGATTTTTACCGCTCCAACCGAGGACGGACAGTTCAGCCAAGGATTTTCCATGGCTTACACCCCTCAATCGGATACGTCGTTTGGAACAGCCGAGCCAATCCACAACGGCACGGCCTTCCGCTTCAACTGGGAAATCATCTCGGCGCCTTATGCAGCAACTGAAGGTCCGGACAATAAAGATGCTCGCGTAGAAACTCAAGCCCGCCGCCGCAAGATCGCGGGTTCCGATGCCGACGTTCTGCATCGCTACGCCGATCAACCCAAAGAGGATATTCCGCAGGTTGGAATGCCCGGCGTGGGCCGCGCCTACTCCCGTCGCATGGGCTTTGTTGCCCACAATGGCACAACCTACGACAACCGCACAATCGTGGCAGTGTCAGAAAATGACACGCTGGTATTTGAAATCAACGGCACCAACTGGAAAGAATTCAATCAATCAGACTTCAAAGACACAGAAGTAAACGTCAAAGATCTAAAAACATCTGCTGATTCGTGGCGGGCCCGTGCATCCGATTTGCTAGCGATCGGATCCAAATGGATCATCGGCTCTTCTGTTTGGGTCGTAGAAAGCAGAAGTCCTGATACCTGGAAAAAAGGTGTTACACAGCAAATTACATTCCGCTGCACCGCAATCACAGGTGTTGCCACTGTAGGCATCCCTGGCACGCGCACCGTCCGCGAACCCCTCGGCGGCTATGAAGGCAGCCTTTTCAACCCCAACAAGCACTGCGGCGCAGCTTTCTTCAACATCTGCCGTCTGCACATGGCAAGCATCCGTCCTGTGCGGCGTGATGCACAAGTCATCGAAATTGGACTCCGCAGCCAAGTCTGGAACCGCGCCAACGGCCTGTGCAACTTCAACGCAATTCCTACTCCTTTCAAGCTGCATCAGCTCGATAAACAGGACATAACGCTTACAACGCCTCGAATGGATAAATACTTCGAGCGCACATCGTGTTTCTCTATTTGGGTACGCCCAGTTCAGGTCTACGGCCAAGCCCAGCAGCCTTGGCGCAGGATGCCGCAAGTTTTCTGCGTGACTGGTAATGCACCGGTCGATCAATACAACTACATCCGCATTCGTCCTCGCCAAGTCGGTTACTACGAGTACCGCTTTATTCCACGCACTGGATCAGACATTGCAATTAACAGTATCGACACGAATCAAGTCGTTCGTCTCAACGCGAACACCGGAGCTGAATTTGGTCAAGATTACGCAACAGATTATGGTGCCTTCCGCGTAACAACAAACGGTGATGTTGTATCCATTGCTGACATTCGCTTAAACGACGAACTTGTAACAGACCCGCAAGAAGCTAGCAGCGTAACCACCACTCAAACCACGCTCCCAACAGCACTATCCCAATACGACCAAAGCTCAAACAACGGCAGTATCCAGCAAGTCGTCAATGCGTGGCTTACCGAAAAACTGGGCTATGCACGCGATTATCCCGGTCGCGTGCGCAGTGCCACCATCACATTTGACAAGCCCGGCGTCGGGCAAATTGTCTTCAACGTAAACGCCACATCTGTAGCTGGCACACTTGGTGTCACCATTGGTCAGGTTTATCTCAACGCAAACCGTGGAAATCCTTATCAGTGGACAAACGTCTCTTACAACGTTATCTCTGCAAACGGTACCTGGAACACAAGCCACGCATTTACAGTTGTCATCCCCGTAGACAACGATTTTTCTAGGGTTGGCGGCTACTCCGCAGTCAACGTTGCCTTTGCTGTTACTGCTGTTCAAGCTGTATCGACAGTCAACAGCTCCACAGTCAGCAGCGCTGAACGCGTATTTGAAGAAAACTCGCAGGTCTCAGACTGCAGCCATTATCTGGAACTTACCAAATCCAACGAAAGCGGACCCGAGCATCAGATCGTTTACGTCAACGAGTGCCTTTCCAACGAAACACTCGCCGAGTACTACGGCATGTCCACACTGGGATTCACCGTTAAGTCCAGCGGTCAACTGGGCGGCATCGGTCAAATACGCGCCTGGGTCCCAACCGGCATCAACGTGTACCGCTTGATCGAACAGGACAACAAACCCAGCAACCTTTTCGCCGACCTCGTTTACTACTTGCTGACCAGCAAGAGCCAAGGCGTCGGCAACGTTGTCCCAACAGAGCTGATCGACGTCGAATCTCTCACCACAACCGCCCAGTACCTACGCGCCAACAAGATCTTCTTTGACGGCGTGGTAGAAGACAGCGACAGCCTGCGCTCATTCCTTTACGACAACGCAGCCCTACAGCTCTGTAACTTCACGATTAAAAACGGCCGTTTCGGCATGATGCCGGCGCTGCCTTACGACAGCAGCTACCAGATCAGCACCACGCCAATCGCTATCGAGCAAATCTTCACCTCGGGCAACATCATCCAAGACAGCCTGCAAGTCCAATACATCGACGCCGCCCAACGCGCCAACTTCCGCGCCTTGGTCACTTGGCGTGTCACCGTCGAAAACGATCTGCCGACACAAGCCTCCGCTTTGGTCGACTGGGCCGACATCCCCGAAGGCAGCCGCTCCACGACCCAGCAAACCTTTGATCTAACCGACTTCTGCACCAATCGCGCCCAAGCACTAAGGACCGCACGGTTCCTGCTGAGCATCCGCCGCCGCGTCACTCACACCGTCAGCTTCAAAACAGTGCCCGACGCCCTCGGCATCCAACCCGGTTCCTACATCCGCGTCATCACCGAAGCCACCACCTACAGCGCCACCAACAACGGAGGCATCACAGACGCTGGGACCTTGGTCAGCGTAACCTCCATCGCCAACGGGACCTACGACGCCCTGATCTATAACCCCAGCACTGGAGCTGTAACCGAGGAACGCATTACGATCCAAAACAACGCCGTCACAGATTCTGCTTTGCGCGGCTGTCTGTTTACGTTGCTCAGCCTCCAGACCAGCGCATCCGTTTATCAAGTGGAGCAGCTAACGCTGGACGAGGACGGCCTGGTAAATATCAGCGCTGTAGAAGTGCCCGTCGATTCCACTGGCGTTAGCATTGTGGCTAAGGACGTGCTCACTGAAGCGAATTTCCGCGTACTGGAGTAATGGCTTTTCCGACACTGACGCCAACCAGCCGCGAGTTCAGCCCTGGTGCGTGGCCCATCAAAAATTACAACTCACAATCCGGCGCTGAAATACGGATTTTGTACGGATCTCAACGTACCAACGCCAAGCTCGGTCTTAGCTACGAAAACGTAACTGACGCAAACGCCCAGCTCTTCATCGACGATTTCAATTCAAACATCGGCACACTTCGTACTTTCACGCTTCCTTCCGCTACGCGAAACGGCTGGAACGGCAGTGCGGAAACTTTAGATGCGCCACCTGGCACAAAGTGGCGCTACGAAAGCGAGCCGCAAATTCGCTCAGTGAGACCCGGCCGTAGCAGCGTTACAGTGAATCTGGTGGCGGTGATCTAATGGCTAAGGTTTATACCGGACGCGACGGCCGCCTGCTGATCGACGGCATCGAACAGATCAAGGTCAGTAACTGGACCTTGACTGGTTCTCTTGAAGTGCTGGAGACCACCACGCTTGGCGAATCACAACGCAGTTACGCACCAGGCGTCCAAGAGTTCAACGGCAGCGCCACACTGCTGTATTACAAAGACGACGCAGGCCGCAACGACGCCGCCACAGCTTTGAAGAGAGTGCTGCGTGTTGCTGGCGTATCCAGCAGCGATACCGTCACAATGCGTCTGCGTTTGGTGGATGGCAACACAAACAGCGACGTGCAACTGACTGCTTATATCACCAGCGTCTCGTTTGGTGCCAGCGTGGGTGAAGTCAGCTCTGCCCAGATCAGCTTCCAAGCCACTGGTGCACTCACAGCGGTGACAATCTGATGGGCATCTACCTCGGCAATGTCGGCAATATTGAGCTGACCCGCTTGTCGCTTGAAGGCAGCAAAGAGTCTGTGGTCAATCCGTCAGACGTCAATGCCGCTCGCGATCGATTTAGCTTTGATTTTGACCCTAGTTATTTAATCAGTGGTGACCTAGTTGAGATTGCCACAACAGATGGCACGAATCTTGATTTCGTCGCCGCAAGTGGATGGGCGAATAATACTGTTCAGCCAAGTGGAAATTGGTATGCATTTATTGATGAGCTAGGCGGTATTCGTCTGTACACAAACTTTGACGACAGCCTTGAGGGCGCCAGTGCCGGCCTCGTGGCTCTCAATGCAATTGCTCGCAATATTCCAATCAGAGTCACAGTGCGCGATCGTGACGCGCGATTGCTTGGGTGTGTATCTGACTATGAAATTAATACAACGCGAGAAACGGTCGATGTCACTGTATTGAGCGATGAATATAGGCAGCAATACAGTAGCCTGATCACTGGCAGCGGTCGCTTAACCGCTCAATGGGATTACGTAAAAGAAGGCAATACAGAGCCGGTCAACTATCTGATGCAGCTTGTATTGCGCACAGAGGTTGGCTCGTCATTCCACGCAAAATTTTTCATTAAATCTGCCGGTACACGCGCGTCCGGTGGCTCGTTTGATTCCGCTCAAATCAATGACGCATTGTGGTGGGAGTTCGATGGCTTGATCACATCTAGCGCTACAAGTTTTGCATCAGGCAATATCATCGTCAGTTCTGTCGATTTCGTTGCAACTGGTCCTATCAGGCTGCGGGCCAAGACACGCACAACCGAATACTTGCTCCAAGAATCTGGAGATAAATTCAAGCTTGAGCAAGATGGCACCTCATTCTTGCTTTTGGAGCAATCCGACTGACACTAAACTGGTGTCAGGCCATGCCTACCAGCACTTATAGCCGTACATCACCATGGCAGACCTCAGGATCACCGAATTAGCAGCGCTCTCCAGCGGTGACCTGGCTGCAGGTGACTTTCTGGCAGTCGCTGATATCAGCGCTAGTGAAACCAAAAAAATTACCGTTACTGACTTCACCGGCAAAGCGGTCACGCTGATCGCTGACGCCACCATTCCTGGCGCCAAGATCCTGTTTGGATCGCAACAAATTGCCGGATCAACCCTCGTCAATGGCGCCGTTGGGGAAGCCCAGCTTGCTGCTGATGCTGTAACAGCCGCCAAACTCGCTGACGAATCAAGCGTCGACCTTGTAACCACCCTGCCCGCCAGCGGTGCTTTCGTGGGTCAGATCGCGCTCGACACCGACGATAGCAAGATCTATTGCTGGAACGGCAGCACTTGGGTCAGCATCAAGGCCGCAGGCAGCATCAACACCGTTGTCGGTGACACAGCCGGCATCGTCAACCTGACCGTCACCACATCCGGTGATCAGGTCACGATCACAACTTCACTGGACGCTACTGGCGCAGCAGCGCAATTCCTCGCCGGTCCAACTGCCGGAGCTGGCGCAGTCACCTACCGCACGATTGCAGCCGGCGATCTCCCTACAGCGACCACCGGCGCCAAAGGCGCTGTTGTCGTCAACGGCAATGGCCTGACAATGAGCGGCGACACTATCGCCATCAACAACACGGTCACCGCCGAAACAAGCAATTACCACGTCGTCCAGTACAACGCCAAGGGTCTGGTCACCGGCGGCCGGCAAATTATCGCGGCTGACGTTCCAGTCGCCACAGCCAGCAGCATCGGTGTAGTTAAGCCTGGTTCCGGTCTCGGTGTCGACGGCGCTGGAACACTTGACCACACCAACTCAATCACTCCGGCAAGCGCTGCCAAGGTCACCTACGACAGCCAAGGTCACATTGTTGCTGCACTGGCACTGTCCGCAACAGATATTCCCGAACTAGACGCCAGCAAAATCACGACGGGCACGTTTGCATCAGCGCGGCTTGCTGCCAATAGCGTCACGGCAGAACAGCTTGCTGACTACGGCATCGCGCAAGTCAGTAGCAGCCAGCCAGTTCCTGAGTTTGCGGGTCAGCTCTGGATCAACCCCACCGACCGCACGGCTTATGTCTGGGTCGGCCAGGTTTCTCCGGCGCAGGGCTACTACCTTCCCCTCAACAATGAGTTTGGCGCCCAAGCCAACCTCCGCTTTGGTGGTACGTACAACGCAAACACCAACACAATCGCCAGCCTTAATACCTATGGCGCATCGGCAGGTCTGACTGTTGGTTCTGCACTAGTTGCTCCAACCGCCGCAAGTTCTGGTCTCTACTTGCTGGTCACAACAACAGGCACTGGTACCGCGCCGGCTCCTGCAGTTTCGCTGGACGTCGGTGACTGGATTTTGAGCCCCGGCTCTGGCACGACGTGGACTCACGTCAATATCGTTGGCGCAGGCATCAGCGTGATCGACGCTGGCGACGTCACATTTAATGGTGCCGCTCTAACGCCAGCCATGACCGGCGTGGCAGACGCCGAAGCTGCACTAACAACACTTTGGGGTCGCGTTCAAATCGCAACCACATCAACCGTTGGTGTAGTACTTGAGAGCACTGAAATCACGGTCAATAACAGCACTGGGTTGATGGAAGTCGGAGTGGTCAATGAAGGCACCTACTGATGTCGAGCTTCAATTACAACGGCGAGTACCTCCCACGCGGTGGCATTGAAGGCGAAATACTGATCAAAGTCAGCAACGCTGACTATTACGTGCAGTACAAAACGCTGCCCGAAATCTTCGACGAATACGACATTGTGATCGACGAGGGTGAGTATTAGTAGACTGCCTGAGTAACGCCGTCCCAGAGGGGAGTTAAGGCATGGCTACTTGGCAGCATCTCCGTAGCAGCACCGCAAACAAGCGCCCCACCACCAGCTTGGCTGACGGGCGAATTGCGATCAACACGAACACCGCAAGCCCCGGTCTCTTTTTCAAGGATTCCGCTGGCACAGGCATCGTCAAAGTAGGCCCGGTGCACGTCGGCACCACGGCACCAAACAGTGTGCCGGCTTCTGGCGGAAGCAGCGGAAACTACACAGGTGAGCAGTGGCTGGACACGAGTGTGTCCCCTGCTCAGATGAAAGTCTGGAACGGCAGCACCTGGGTCGGCATCGTCGCCGACGAACTGCCTGTCTCCAAACTGCAAGACGGTGCTGCCCGCCAGCTCATCCAGACCGATGCTGCCGGCACCGGTGTCGAGTGGACCAGCAACGTCGACGTGCCTGGCACACTTGATGTAACCAGCACCGCAACATTCGACAGCATTGCGCAGTATCCACTTGGGAGTGCTGCGGCTCCGACGCTGACATTCACTGGAGACAACAACACCGGCATTTACTCCCCCGGCGCAGATCAAGTAGCCATCTCGACTAATGGCACTCAGCGCCTAGTGATTGATTCGAGCGGCAACATCAACATTGATAGCAATACGCTCTACGTTGATGCCACGAATAACAGGGTAGGTCTGGGGACTAGTTCGCCTAGTCAGTTGTTGACAACCGTTGGTAATATCAAAATCGCAGGCGCTCAAGCAAGTGATAACGCCAAGCTTTGCCTCACGAGAACGGATAGATCATGGAGCATCAACAATGAAACTGATTTGCGTTTCTACAATGGAAGCGGCGACACCGACTCTCCACCTACGGCAAGTGTAGTATTTAGTAGCTTAGGCAACGTAGGGATTGGCACTACTTCAGTTAGCTCACGCCTTCACGTTCTCAATCCATCCGGCGGTGCTGGAACTACTGAAGTATCAACAATCGAGCGCGATAATACTGGCTATTTCTTTAAGCTCTATCGCAATGCTGGGAGCGGCAATGCTGGTGGACTGATTGGCGCTGACAGCGCTGGGACTTACTACACGGGCGGCCATAACACTCAGAACATGCTCTACATTGACGGCGGTAATGCTGTCATGCAGTTCTACACTAACAACCTAGAAAGAGGTCGCTGGGATTCAAGTGGTCGTTTTTTAGTTGGCACGTCTAGTGCGTCTGATGCTTCTAAGTTTGTTGTTCAAGGGCAAGTTGGAGCAAATGCTGGCCAAATGAGCATCAGGCGTAATGCGGCTGGTGCAGACGCTCAAACGCTTGGAACACTCAGTTTTGACGATAGCTCTGGAAATGAAGGCGCCCGCATTCAAGCGATTGGCGATGCAGCGTGGACTTCAGGATCTGACCATCCAACAAGACTAGTGTTCTCCACTACTGCGGATGGGGCGTCTTCTCCGACGGAAAGGATGAGGATTCCTTCTTCGGGTGGGCTCTTGCTAAATACCACCTCAAGAATTAATGATGGATTGGCAACGATTGGGTTCCAGGGCTCAATCCAAAAGGGCTTGGTCCTCAATGATACAGACCCTGCAAATACAAGACAATTTATTGGGTTTCATATCAGTGGCACCACTCAAATAGGATTCATCGCAAACAGTAACAATACTGGAGTTACTTACAGTACCGCCTCCGACTACCGCCTCAAGGAAAATGTTGTCCCGCTGACTGGCGCTGTTGATCGACTTAATCAGCTCCAGGTCCACCGCTTCAATTTCATCGCGGATCCTGACACCACGGTTGACGGCTTCATCGCTCACGAAGCCCAAGCCGTGGTTCCTGAGTGCGTCACTGGCACCAAGGATGAGGTTGATGAGGAAGGCAATCCTGTTTACCAAGGCATCGACCAGTCCAAGCTGGTGCCGTTGCTGACTGCTGCGCTGCAGGAAGCGTTGGCTGAAATCGAAAGTCTCAAGGCTCGTGTTACTGCGCTAGAGCCATAAGACCTACTCACATCGAGGGCTGGCGAACTTGTAACCAGCCCTTACAAGTTGAACTATCTGGAATCTCCAAATGGTTGGGCTCAGCATTAAAAAGCGGCAGGATGTCACCCCCGCCGCTCTTGCAACTGGATCTCACCCCAGTCGCTTTGCTGGTTTCTGTCAGCCGCAGGACTGTAGCACGTGGTAGCCTTGGTGAAGCGGCCAGTTTTGGTTCGCTCTAAGTCCTGCTCCGGCAGGCCAGGGGACTGATCACCCCTGCCCGTTAGCGGTCGCGGATTCGCCAAGACTGCCGAGGTAGCCGAGCCCCTGGGAAACCGGGGGCTTTGGTGTGCTTAGGCGAATTCCTTGACCTGCGTGGTAGTGTTGGTGGGCAGGCGTGCGTCAACACCCTGCCCTGGCCACAGTTCCCTAGAAACCATGACCCAACAAGAATACACAGCGCCATCAGACACAGAGCTGCTGGAACTGATGCCCGAAACGATGCGGGATGAGTTCTCTTACGCAGCCAAGGTCTGCTCTGATGCGACCGGCGGTCAAGTTGCGCCTGGCATCTTCCGCGTGGCACTCAACACCGCTGCACTGGAATACGCACAAGCCGTCCTTGCCCGTTACACCTCGTAGTCATTACCACTTCTATGCCTAAACGAATTGATCTCACCGACGAATACGCGCACAGCGGTATCGACATCACCTGGACGCCATCAGCTCAGCGTCTTGACTTTGGCGGGTGGTACGACTCGTTTGTCGGCATCGAAAGCCATAGCTTCAAGCTGCGCGAGTTCTTCGATGCACTCGGCATCACGAAAAAGGACTGCTCTAAGGCGTTTGAGGCTCAAGCCCAGTAGTCACCTTCCCTAAGGTGACCAAGCAGGCATCAAGATTCTCAATAAACGCCGTTTATTGAGGAACGAACTAGCCGGGCTGCCTGCCCGGCCTTTTAATGTGTTATTATGCTTAGGCTTATCTTCAGCATTATGTCCATTACTCTTGTCGAAGCCTGGCAGCAATTTGTTGACGAGCGTTCCATCGCACTCTGCCCCACCAGCCTTACCTCTGATTACCAGCAAACGACCAAGTGGCTCAAGCGCTGTCCAATACAAGATTTTCAGCAAGGCCGTCAGATCCTGACCTGGGTCCTGCAGCAGCATCCAGTCCTATCGGCTCGCCAGGTTGCGATGTATGTACGCAGTCTGTACAGATGGTCCGTGCAGGAGGACATTGCGATCTTGCCCCGCAATCCAGTCGCCAGCTTCCGCATGCCAAAAAAGCCACAGCGGGATGAAGACGTAATCGTAATTCCACGCGAAGAAGTTGGAATTCTGCTTGCAGCGCTCGAAGCTAAGCTCAGCCATCGCGACGTAAATTGGGCTTTATATGCAGAATTTATGCTTCAAACTGCAATGCGCACAGGCGAGGTGCGTGCAATGAGATGGGACGACATTAAAGATAATCGCGTGCTTGTTCACTCGAATTACACGCTGACCCACGGATTGAAAAACAGTACGAAAACCAACAAGCGCCGCTCCGTGCCACTTAATAAGAAGTGCATCGAAATTCTTGATCAAGCGCCACAGGTTGATGAATACGTTTTTCCTTGGGACCGACTTGCGTTCCAAAGCTTCTTCAGGTGTCGCGCTGTTCAGCTTTACACCGCTGGCCTGACTTCTCATATCTACCGTCCATATGATGCGCGCCACACTGCCATCAGTCGCTGGCTAGAGGCGGGCATCCCGATCACTCAGATCGCAGCTTGGGCGGGCAACACTGCAAACATTATTTTCAAGCATTACGCCGGTACAACCAAGGAGTACGAAATGCCGGTGCTTTGAATCGGTAATCCGCCGTGTCTTTCGGTGGCGATGCTGCTAAATTTGTTTTATCGCCACTTTTTTCTTATGGCTACCACGTTCGAATGGCACATTGCCAACATGGAGCATTACACCGCTGATGGCATTGTATTTACGGTGCATTATACGATTGGCGCCAACGATGGCACTTACAGCAGCTCGGCGTATGGATCCATTGGGCTTGAAAAGCCTGATCCTTCCGTAATGGTGCCGTATGCCGATTTAACTGAGGAGCTTGTGGTGGGCTGGGTGAAGCAACACTTTGGTGACGAAAAAGTCGCTGAAATTGAAGCCGCACTTCAGCAGCAACTCGATCAGCAGCACGCACCTACCGTTGCTCCCGGTCTGCCGTGGGCTTCTTGATCGCTGCTGCGGCATCACTGCTCGCCATCGCCATCGTTGGAATGATGGTGTGGCAGTGGTGCCATACTTCTGATTGGCAGGATCGCTACTGGTAATGGCAGTCAAAAGCAAGACAGGCACCGCCCGCATTGAGCATCAAGCTGGCAAGCCTAAACTCACCAGGCAAGGGCAGGGGAAGCGTAGCAAACCCAGTCACGGTCGCAAAAAGACTCGCGGACAGGGTCGCTAAGCTAGTCAAGTAGCCATTGCTGCCATGATTGAAGTCATAGCCGCAGTGGCCGGCGCAAGTATCTCAGTTGCCGCTATGGGGGCAATGGGATTCAGTCGTAAATCAGACGAAGCTCGTGATGCGGTTATTCGCCTCACGAGTGCCGTCGAACACATCGCAACACAATTAGAAGTATTGCATTCAGACATTAAAGAAGATCGCAAGGAATTTTTCTCGCGTCTTAATACCGTTGAACAAAGGGTCTCTAAGCTGGAAGTACGCCCACCGTCCTGCTGACTCATGGACTTTCTGTCCCATCCAGCATTCTGGATCATTATCGCGGCAGCTTCTGAGCTGATCGCACTGTCGCCTCTTAAAGACAACAGCATTATCCAACTTGTCTTTCACGCTCTGCGCGCGCTCAAAGGAAAAAAGCTCTGATCAGCTTTGGCAAGCCAGGCTGGCAGCGTCGACTGGAGCAGGCCATCAGGCAATGGTGGTTTGAGCTGACACTGCCGGCCAAACTTGATCAAACTGAGGCAGAGTGGCATGCAACGCAGCCACCTGCGGTCGAGCCGCCTGTCATCATCGAGCACCCGGTTGATCCTGAACTGCAAACCGGCAACAGCCGCCTCCTCGGTGGCGCAATGAGTATTCACGCCCCTTGGACTGATGACGCAAAACAAAATCCGCCTGCTTGATTTATTTAAATATTACAAAGCATTGCCACATCAAATGGCGGCCCTAAGCGAGCTTGAAAACGCGATCAATAAAGCAAATCCGCACATCCTTGGTCGCGATCAGGGTTGGTTCAAAACTTGGAGTCAAGGCGGCAAGCAGGGCGATTATGCCCCAGCGCTAAAACTCATTAAAGAATTTGAAGGCTGTCACCTCACCGCTTACCCAGACCCTCTCAGTGGCGGTGACCCCTGGACAATCGGTTACGGCACCACTCGCTACCCAGGCGGCAGGCGTGTCAGCCGTGGCGACAAGATCACCGTGATCGAGGCGGACATGTTTGTCCGCACAGAAATTGATCAAATTGCAAAAAAACTTAGCGAAACGGTGCCGCATTGGTCAAAAATGACTGATGGGCAGCAATCCGCGCTTATTTCGTTTTCTTACAACCTAGGAGCTGGCTTCTATGGCACTACCGGCTTCGAGACCATCAGCAAACGATTGCGTGAACGCGACTGGAACGCAGTGCCAGCAGCGCTTGAGTTGTATCGCAATCCGGGTACAAATGTGGAATCTGGTCTTCTTCGGCGTCGTCGCGCGGAAGGAGCGCTTTGGCGTGAAAGCCTGCCGAAGCAGCCTGAGGTTCAGCAAGATCCTGCCAAGCTGACACCAAACAGCTCGTTTAGTGCTCGACTGACGCCGCACATCACGTTAGGCGAATTTGCGCTTGGGCAGGAAGCGCGCAGATTCGATCACCAATATCAGGTCGACACAGCAGCAGAACTAGCAGCATTTCTTGAGCGGGCTCGGGCAGTATTCGGCAATAAGCCGGTGATTATCACCAGTGGGCATCGTCCTCCGTCCATCAATCGCTCAGTCGGCGGCGCAAGCGGTAGCGAGCACCTGTTCAATGCACCCGGAGTCGGCGCGGTTGATTGGTACATCGAAGGCGTCGACATTTACAAGCTTCAGGACTGGTGCGTGCGCGAATGGCCCTATAGCACCGGCCTTGGCGCGCCTAAGGGATTTATTCACACGGGAATTCGCGCAGGGCGTCCTAGGCTGACCTGGCCATACTGATCACTGAATGATTCTTCACGACCGCGAAATCCAGCGCCTCATCCAAGAGGAGCGGATGATCGAGCCGTTCGAGCCTGAACTGCTGAATCCGGCATCGCTTGACCTCAGGCTTGGCGATAACATCATGGTGGAGGTGGAGCACACGCCAGAGCTGCAGCTTCAGTCAATTGCGCATTGCAGCGCTGACAATCCTTACTGGCTAGCCCCAGGTGAGTTCGTGTTAGCTGAGACACGCGAAACATTTAACATGCCAAATGATGTATGCGGCATGTTTTGCCTTAAATCTAGTCGTGCGCGTGAAGGTTACGAACACTCTCACGCAGGATTTGCAGATCCCGAATGGCGTGGAAGTAAGTTGACTTTAGAGTTGGTTAATGCTCGCCGTCTTCATTCACTTCCGCTATATCCTGGGCTGAAGATTGGTCAGATGATTTTTGTCATAACCGCTGGGATCCCTCATATCAGTTACGCAGAAGCTGGACATTACAATAATCAACCTCGTGTAATGCCAAGCTGGGAGCGCTCGGTGTAGCTACCCTGTAGGCGAGCCCGACTCGCCCTTATGGAGCACCAGATCGATGGCGTCGAACTGGTTAGCAAAAAAGTTACAAGACAGCGATTCAGGGCATCAATCTTTGACGCATGGCATGACTGCTGTGCATATTGTGGTCGTCACGCCACCACAATTGATCACGTAAAGCCAAAAGCGAGAGGCGGGCTCACGGTTCCTGAGAACTGCGTGCCCGCCTGTCTTTCTTGTAATGCTTCAAAAGGTCACACTTCGTTGTGGACGTGGTGGACGATGCAGCATCACTGGAACTGGCATCGCGCACAACAGGTTTACGAATGGATCACTGGGGCCTGTTACCCTTCAAATGTTCAATATAGATTTGCACCTGCCATAGATCATTGGCATAGCGGCATATAGCTCCGCCTGGACTGCAAGCGGCATAGCGCACTTCGCCAATGCCAGGCTCTTCACCAATTTCAATGTAAAAACCTT